GGTGAACCAGCAACATTGACTCGACATAGAACATCAATGTCGGTTGATGCAGCTGTAATTTGCAAGATCACCTGATAGGTCTTGTAGGTCGTAGTGAACGTGCTGGCAGGCATTGAAATAGTGCCTTGCGCGGTAAATGGTGCACCCGTAATAAACACCATGCCTGGTGTTGTACCGACAGGCAACCACGATGAACCATCATAAAACTGTGTCGTGTTGGTATCCTCAAGAAACGCAAATTGGCCTTCTGCCAAAACCTTCTCGTCACTCCCGCCAAAAGCTGCATCACGTGTTGCTGTACCAGCGAAAACTGGAATGCCATTTGCAAGCAGGTTGGTATTGGCAGCCGTTAGGGTATCCCCAGGAGAGAATGAAGGTACCGAAGTTTGAGCATTAATTCCCATAGTGCCTCCTATGTTAGTGCATAAGTAGTGTCGTCTAGTTCGCTGGTGTCAAGTATAAACGGCAACACCAACTGCACCTGACCCAACCCTAAAAACACTTCATGACGGGACGGGGCGATCTGATGACGGATAGATTCAACCACCACGTTCTGTCGAACCACCGAAGGTGTACCAACAGCGAACCGTTTCTCCACCGCCAAAATATCGCCAATCTCCAACGATGCCATCAACTCTTGCTGAGCAGAAGACAACCCATTCAACAACACACTTGTCTCATTGAACACCACCTCTGGTGTCTGATACCTACCGAGCAAAGCAACAGCCAAAGCCGAACCAGCAGCATCATTGACCAACGGCAAATTGTTTAGAGCAAAGTTCTTGATCCCATACTCAGCCTGCGAAGCCGTACCATTCACCACACTCAACACACTCGAACCCTGCACCTGAACCGAAATACGATTCAACACAGTCTCCGCACCATACAAATTATTCAACGAACGAATCGGAACATCAGTCGCAGCAGTCCCACCCAACACCGCCACAGCCGTCCCAAACGAAACCTGCACACGGGGATCAAATACCAGCATCCCATCACGAGACGCATAGAACCGACCATTCTCCGAAACCTGCAAAGCCTGCAAAGCCTCCAACACGTTCGCATTATCCTCATACGCAACCGTCCCAACCGTTGCCAAACCAGGGTTAATCTCACGCAACGCAGTCGACCACGACACCTCATTCCTAGACAAGATCGCATCAACCCGCTCAGACGTGAGCTGTTGTGAAGGGTTGAACCCGACAAGGTTTGTTTGGGCTAACTGTGCCAAAGCGTCAACACCCAAAATCTGTGCTGAGGATAACTGTGGCTCATCATATTCGATGTTCAAGTCGTAGATGTAACCCTTGAACATCGCAGCCGTTCCAGCCGAACCACCATAAACCTCAATCGCTCGACGTGGGGCAATACCCAAATCCCCCTGATACCAAGGTGAGTCTGTGTTCAACGGGTCGAATGATCTACCTGATGCACGGTCATCAGCGAGGATGGCAAGTGTTCCGGTGTTGAATGTGTCGAGCTGGTTGTTGCGTCCACGATTGATCGTGATGTTCTGAACATACTCGGTAATATCTACGAACTCTGTGGAACCCTCAAGGGTGTCAACCCCATCAAGGAGGCTGGAGTCCAGTTTGAAGATGTTGGTTTTGAATCCGACATCCAAATTGACCTTAAGGGTTTCCCCCCATATCGCTTGCTTAGCCATTACAAAGTGCCAACAAAGTTCCCGATAGAACCGAACGAGAATGTCTGACCAGAGAAGCCAAGATATTCACGCAAATACTGGTCAATCTCCTGACCAATCTCAATCCCACTAGCACCCAACCCAGCATTGACCTCGATGTTGACATTCCCCATACCGCCACCATTAAACAGGCTTCCAGCATTATTAGCCAAAGTACTATCCGGAACAAGGTTCGCCATCGGATTAGGCATCCCACCCAAAACCTTCGGATACTTTGCCATCAAATCTATAGTCGCTTTGATGGACTCATTCAACCTATCCTGCGCATCCTTCTCACGATCAAGCGCATCAACCAAAGCTTCAGCAGCCTCAGCCTGACGCTCCTTCGCATTATTTACTAACTCCAAAGCGTCATCATAAACAATCGAACCAATAGTGGCACCAAAAATTGCCTCATTCAACAACCGTTGCTGGTCATTCAATTCCTTAGTTGACTCCGTTTGAGAATCAGTAGCTTCAGAAACACTCAACTTGGCCTCAGCCAAACTAATCTCCGCACGACGAATATCCATAGGCGAAGACTCAGGATCACTACGAACCTCAGCAAGATTTTTCTCAGCATCAGCAACCGAGAAAACAGCCTCCTCAATCGCATATACAGCCCGCTCCTGCGCACGTTGCGCCTTAGCCAACTGAGCCTGCGCAGCAATAGCCTCCGGTGAACCAACACCGAACCCTTGCGAAATCTGAGCTAATTTTGCTTGAGCATCAGCAACAGCAAGATCAGCATCAGCCTTTGATCTAGTGGCCTTAACTGCACTCTTCTGGGCATCATTGAATGACTTCTGTGCTGAAGTCGTGGACTTCAAAGAATCACTATAAGACTTCAGTTTTTCACTAGCAGTCTTAAGTGCATCACCAGTTTTCTTAACACCGCCACCAAGTCCATTAACACTAGAAGTGGTCACCTCAATAGTTGAACCAAGTGATCTGGCGATGTCTGTCCATCGAGCAGACTCAGCGCCAGTAGCTCTGGTCTTACGGGTGTTTTCGTTGTAGATGTTCCCCAATTCGAGAACAACATCACGCTGTTTTTCAAGTGCAGCATTAACATCATCTAACTGTTTTTTTGTTTCCGCTGGTGTAGATATTTTCAGTTCAGTACCAGCAATCGTGTTGATAGTTCCAAAGAGAAGGTTGATTGGCAAACTAACTAAAGCTAAGGCTTGGTTAACACCGTTAACAAAATCAAAGAAGTTTGCTTTCATTTCAAGCAATCTGAGTTTTACTTGAGCACCGGTATAACCCATGTTGTCTGCGAATGCACCCAAAGCACCTGACAAACCGCCAGTCCCGAACGCATCAATCGCAGCCTGAACAGCGTTCGGGAGATTTTGCATCACATCTTTGAATCGGTCGCTATTGAGAATCGCATAACCAATAGACTCAACCGCTTCACCGATGATGATGTTGAGACGTTGCAGTTGGCCTTGAAAGGTTCCAGCAGCAACAGCCGAAGCACCGCCAAACTGCTTAGTCAGAACTTCTTGAGCAGCAGCGAAATCTTTAGTCTTAACGATGTTGGCATCGAGTGGGATACCGAGCCTGGTGAATGCACCGACGTTACCGTTAACGCCCTTAGCCAAAGCCAAAGTTACGGTCTCAAGTTCCTTACCTGAACCAGCAGAAATATCTAACGCCAACCCAAGCAACTCTTGAGCCTTAGTCGAATCACCAGTTGCACGGGTCAACGTGGCGATTGCAGGCCTTAACTGGTCATCAGCGATACCTGTAGCCCGTTGAGTGACATCAATGAATTGCTCAACCTCGCGTATCTGGGCTGTGGTTGCTCCAGTAGTTTTGATTAACTGATCGGCTAACAGGGCTTGAGATTTTTGGTCTTCGGCTGCTGCTTGAGATGCTTTGAATAAGCCCGCTGCGATAGCACCGGTGGCAGCAGCACTAGCAATAGCAACCTGTTTGAACGATGGAAGGCTTAACCCAAGTTTTTTTCCTAATGCGCCTAGTTCCCCGCCAACCGATTTGATGCCTTTGGTGGCACCCGCAACATCAGAAATAAACTTAACAACGAACGTCCGCTCACCAGCCATGCGACGATTCTACTCAATAACAGACAACCCATTCCGCAAAGCAACAAACTCATCAAGCATCGCAGAATACAAAGCCTTCCCTGTCAGGCCATTCCAACGAGAAATATCTACAGGCGCATTCCACCAAGCCTCACTCATCATCTCTGCACCAGCACGACGCGCACGAGGCTGACGCACCTGCTTCGAGCGAGGCGACACAGGATTTGATGCAACCTCAACATCCAACCTGAACGACGAATCCAACAACGCACCATGACCCTCATGGAACTCAAACGGCTGATCGGGTGCGTGTTGAGGTAGATAGAAAATACGTGCAGGGTCTTTAGTCTGAGGGTCACCAACCAACCCGATACGGTCATGCAGCTCCTGCCACACCACACGCCACAACGAAGCAGGCACCTTCTCAGCCAATGGCAAAACAAGGTGATAGTGAGGGTCATCCAACCGATGCGAATAAGTCGAATACGCAAACCATTCCAACCCATCCAACCGTGCATTGTCAAACGCTTCACCGTCCATGTCCACAACCAACGCCTCAACAAACCTGACATTACGGTTGCCTCTAGTAGTGCCAGCGTCATACTCAACCGGAGACCACAACGCTCCAGAAGCCTTTACAGCGTTCTCCTCATGGAACGACAACAGCTCTTTGAGTTGTTCCCAAGACGAAGCGAACCGCTTCGGATATATCGACTTAGTGTTAGCAAATAAAACAGCCATACGCCCTCCTACCTAGAGGGTACAGGAAACTAAACCAAAGTCAAGAACCATCCTTCAGAGTGTTGAGAACCTTCTGGATTGCATCCAGATATTCTTTGGCGATGTTGCCCTTCTCCTTACGAACGGTCTGCCAAAAGAAATAACCTGACCTGCCACGATGACGCAAGAACTGCTGAGTCCGAGGCCTAGCCTGACCACCGAACTCGGCACCAAAGAACACGTCACCCCTAGTCACCTTGCGCTTGCGCTTCCTGTTCGGATTCGACTTAGAAACGAACGCAGACTTCTCACTCAACTTAATTGTCGGGATACGGTCACGCCTAGCCCGCATCCCCTTCATCACCTCAGTTGCCTGACGGGAACGGGTGACAGTCGTAGCCTCAGCCTTAGCCTTTTCATTCAGATTCTCGGCGACCTGCTGGGCAGCCTTACGCATCTCAGTATTGAACCGTTCGTCAGCCTTCGCAGCGTCACGCAAAAAGTTTGCAAGACCAACAATCTCTACCGGTTGATTGCCACCAGTAATTGTGACTTGACCTGCTCTACCAAAAACCGCCATCACAACAGACTACTTGTTGAGATGAATTGCTCTCCAACGCAAATAAGCAAACATCGTGAACAACATTCGAGGGTCTTCTGCCAGCAACACCGATGGAGCGATACCTGTCTCAACAGACAGGTAAGCCATCATCCAATGCGCTGACTGGTCTCCAAAGGGACGATCACAGCGTTAGCTTGATCCCCCAACTCCAAAGTCTCAACATCGTTAATCCACGAATCAAAATCAAGACCCGTCTTCTTCTGACGATGTTCAGAATGCCATGCAATATAGGCAAGGTCAGTCAAAGTTAGTTCAGCTTCAAACTTCGCAACACTCTTATTGAACTTCTTTTCAAAAGCAATAAAGTCTGGGAATGTTGCCATGATGGTTCGCTTGGACTGATCCAAAGCAGAAGTCATCTCTAGGGCTATCTTCATTTTCTACCTCCGCAGGTAAGGGTTGTTAAAGAAAAGTTATGCGCCAGTACCAGTCTTAGTTACAGCACCATCGATTGGGTAGGTAACTGAAGCAGTTGCCAAATCGCCAACAGCACCAGCAACAGGAGTCCAAGTCAAAGGAAGCACATTGAATGCGTACTGTGGATTGCTTGAAGATGCAGCACCAGTTCCGTTTGGCTTAACTGTCATAGGTACAGCAGTACCCGCAGCCCAAGCGTCGTAGAACAACTTCTCAATCGTTGGGTAATCCTGATGCAGTTCAAGTGTGATTGCATTGTCTGCAAGACCTGCGATACGGGTAACCGCACCAGACGAACCGAACGAAGTTGTAGCAACTTCAGCCTTTGACAGGTTGAGTGTTACTGATGCAACATAAGTCGTGATGTCGGTGTTAGCTGTGCCGAAGGTGACCGCTACGTTTGTGAGAACTTGCTTTGCCATATTGGATACTCCTGCCTTCCGGCACTCGAAGATTTACTACTGAAACTCTACACGCTCGCAGGATTGCGTATCAACTAAGCGTACACCACCACACGGAAGTCAACCATCAGATACGTCGTGTCGTTGCCATCCATCGTGGAGATATTCGAAGCAGACTCAACCAGCAAGTTCTGCACCACCCCACCCAAAGACCTGTCAGCCTCTAACGCTGCACGAACAGAAGTCGCACCCTCATACGACAAGTACCCGTCCAAAGCAGTCTGAGCTGTGCGCTCTGCTGACCTACCCACAACCACAGACACCACGAAAATATGGGTCACTAGCCCGCCACGCATCGCCCCGTTGTAGGTGATTGAATCCAACATAGGCCAAGCGAACGGAGCATTCAGGTTGTCAGGTTGCTGAGCGTAAGCCCTCAAGCCTGGGATTGTGGCAAGCGCGTTAGAGATACCAGTCTTAATGTCGGTGACTGAGTAACTCATGCAAAAATCCGCATACGACGATAAGGCTCGACTAGTTGAGCCATATCAGGGTCAAGGAAGCGAGACACACGAATCGCACCCAAGTCACCGAAGCCTGCCACACCGAGCGGAGAGTCGTAGCGTTTGAAGATGCGTGAAGCCTGAATGATTGTGGCTTGGGTGATTGGCTCCGGCACAGAAGGCCAACCGAACACAGCAGTCACTTGAACCAAAGCCTGCTCACCATAGTTCGCATTCACAGTTGGAAACAGGTAATCGCCAACAGCACGAATCTTGTCGTAGCTCCACTCCAACCCATCGAGGTTTCCGTTCAACGGTTCCAACTGATAATCGGAACGACTCCACGTAATGTCAAAAGTTCCGTCAGCCTGCGACGAAGTTTTCAATGTGATAGCAGTTCCAGCGATGTCATCAATGGAACAGTAGAAAGAATCCTCAGCCTGATACACACGCGCTGCCGTACCACTCTGCCAGAACTTGCGATTGCAATAACCATCAATCAGACGTGAAGCAGCCCCAACACAGTTATCAATCAAGTCGTCATCAAGGGTGTCAGCGGTACCGATGCGGAGAGCTGCTTTGACCTGGTTGCGTGTGGCGTAGCCATTGGTGATCGTCATGGTGTCCCGATTCTAGTTGATTGACGCAGCACCACGATATGGAACACCCTCAAGGGAATAGTTCACAAACGGGTTCAACGAATACACCTGACATGAATACACATCCCACAGGCGTTGCTTCATCGCTCGAAGGTGCATCTCATACAAACCCCAAGGCGAATCACCTGGCACATAACCGTCAACCCTGTCACGACCACCCAGAGAACCACAGTCAGCCCCAACCAACACAATGAACTTCGCTCCCATGTGCGCTGCAAGGTGCATCGCCCCATGAATGCTCGATGATCCGATAGTCAACTGCCCTGACAGCACAGGCCAATCTTTTCCATGCGGGTCAAAGGTTGAGCCTGGTCTGCCGGTGCGAGTGCCGAAGGTGGTGATGTTAGGCATAAACCCACCGAACGACCCATCGGTGCCATGTTCCCGCTCAGGGGTAAAAACACCGATACAGTCCTCACGCACAGCCTCACTCTTAGCGTCCTCGTGGTAATGGCTGAAACAGTAGTAACCCTTCAACCCGAATACTGAGCCAACGAAGTTGACTGCGATGGTGAGTTTGTCGTCAAAGAAGTCTGGGGTCAGATAGTCGAGTGTTGCCCCTGAGCCGAGAACATAGATGGTCTCGCCTTCGTGCAAGTTGTAGTAATCGTCTAACGGGTCACGCTGTGTGTCTAGATGATCGAAGTCACGATCCAGCATGTGGTCATAATTTAGTCCCATCCCAATTCTCTCCTTCGTGTTAAATCCCAATGACCCGCATCGGGAAGACCTGACTGCCATCGCATCGCATGAAGCGCACCATTGGCAGAAAAACTTTTTGCATTCTTTTCTTGTAACTCTGGTGCTGACAAAATCGTAGAAGAGTTGTCGTGAACTATCCCAGCGTCAGAAGTCCAGAATTGCACGTTGAGCCGTTGCGCACGTTCCTGAAAATCGTTGTCCTCAAAGTAGGCGGGAACATAACATTCCGAAAATAACCCAACCTTGGCAATCACCTCAGACCCAACCCACGCACAAGACCAACCAGGCTGAGCCTCAGTCAATGTCACCGAATCAGGTTTGCAATCGTTGTAGAAAACTTCTAACTGTCCAGGCTCAAAGAACGCATCAGAGTTCAAGATGATCCAACCGTCAGCGTGAGGCGTTGCTTTAATACCGAGGTTCCATGATGGAGCAACACCAAGGTTCGTAGGCATTGACCAGACGTGATAGTTCTTGACATGGCGACGGTCAATCACCCAAGGCCAATCATGCAACGTGGACTGACCACCATTGTCAATGACGATGAGTGTTTCCACCGGATAGTCGATGGACTGCAAGCAGCGTTCTAGAAGGTCATACCTGTTTAGGACGGGGACGATGATGACTGGCACCATTCCGACAACTCCTTCATGATTGGCTTCCAATGGCTCTCAAATACGGCATCAGCTTCATATTGGCTGGCAAAGGCCACAGCCTCCTCTGACACGCCTCTAGGGGCTTCGTAGGCCTCAATCAGAGCATCCACGATTGATGGCACCTGTGGGGTGCAGAACCAAGACTTCTGATGGCTATCCCAGAACGGCTGGATTGCCACAGCTGACCCAACCCCAACCAACTCAGGCTGAGCCGTGTAGTCGGAAACGATGACCCGTGTACCGCAAGCCTGAGCCTCGATAACAGGGATACCGAAACCTTCGCCCATCGAGCAGGCCAACAGCACATCCGAAGCGGTGTACAACGCTGCTAACGCTTGCTGAGGGAAACCAGTCCGATACGCATACGGGTCAACAATCTTGTATTGCTCTTTCTTCACACCACACGCCTCCAGCAGATGCACAAGGTTGATACCACCCATCGCACCATCACGTTCCGTGTGGAGATATAGCAAAGCATCAGGACGGTCTTGAGCGAAGATAGCGAACGCCAGAATGTTTTCACCGAAAGATTTGCGTGAAGGGTTCTGACCTTTGTTCGCAGCGTTCATCATCACAACAAACCTGTCCTCATCCACCTCCATCAACTGTCTGCCGGTGAACTCGCCACGAGTATTCGACAACTTGTGTGTAGGAACAAACACCTTCTCAAACGCATGAGGCGCATACATCGCATCAACACCCGAGTTCTGCAACATGTCCAAACCAAACTTAGACATCGCAATCGGTTTCACATTAGGACGCTTACACCAAGCCACAACCTCTGGCGGGCAAGGCGCATGGTCAATCGGAACCCACGAAGCGATATTCGGAACCTGCTCCAACGACGGAGACTTCAAGACCCACACATCAAACAACGTCATCAACATCGCAGGAATCTCACGATTACCATTCGCCCAATCCATCCAATGAGCAACAAGCACATCGTCCGAATATGGTGACATCCCTCGTGGATAAAGTTTTATGCCATTCCACATCGAAGCCATACCTTCGATGCCGTACATCGCATGGATTGCTACTTCGTGTTTTTTGGTGAGCCTTTGGACGACTTGCGCTGTTTGGGTTCCGTACCCTGTTGGGGCGAACGGGGCGTTCGAGTACCAGAGGATTCGTAACGATTCGGCATTGGTAAATCTGCCAGCTCTGGCAAGTGCGCTATTTCCCTGTGGAGCAACAACTCCGCTTCCAGGTCTGGTAACTCGACCGGAGTGTTTTTGATTATTACGAGCATTACCCACCATTCTCTCCTTCGCAGGTCGCAGGGAATAAAAAGAAATGAGGGTAGGTCGCCCTGCGTGTTCGACCTACCCTCAAACTTACACCGATATTGCTATCGGTTGCACTACCTCAAACCAATTATGGCTGGAGGAGGTGCTTGATGTGTGATGTCTGTGGCAGATCGCCGTCAGCGCGGAATGTTGCGCGGAAGGTGACGAGGCCTTGATTGAAGGCGAAGTCATCTGAACGATCCAAACGAAGTCCACCAACCGTGCGCACGAAGTACGAAGGTAGGTGACCAACGATGACAGACTTGGTTCCGCTTGCTACGTCAACCATTGAAGGGTTCTCGTAGATTGGCTTACCAAGCAACATGTCTGGGCTGTCCATTGAGAGGGCAGGCTGGAAAACATAATTTCCGGCGGTGTCCTTCAACTTGCGAACCTGACCAACGGACTTACCGTTCATCATCCAACCAACACCTGGAAGGTTGCGAGCTGCACCATCCAAGGAGTAGAGGAGGTCAATGAGGTTGTCTGCGGTGAACGCTGTTGCGGTGCCTGCGGTACCACCAACGGACGATGCCGTGACGATTCCGTTTGCTGTGTCAGTTCCCGAACCAACAGTCAACGCTGAACCAACAGCGTAACCGAGTGCGTTACCAACCTGATCTGCCAAGAATGACAGCATGTCCACGCCTGAGTCTTCAAGCAGTTCAGTTGATACTTGGGTGAGGAAGCTGTACTTGAACGCGCTCAAAGTGATGAACGAGTTAAATACTGGATCGGATTCACCGATTGCTGAACCTTCGCCAGTAACAGTTCCAACCGAGTACGTTGACAACGATGGGATTTGGAGGTTCTCTCCACCAGCGGTGTTCAACACAGTTGAAGTCTGCAATACAGGTGCGATCAAACGCGCACGCATGATGACCTGATCGTAGAACGAAGTTGGCACAGGCGAACCGGTGCTTGACTTCAAGATGTCACGCTTTTCAAACGTGTGGTTACGCTTCTCACCTGTGAACAATGAACGCAGTTGCGCTACATCGTCGCTTACTGGTGCGCCTGCAATAGGACGAACCTGATCGGCAATTTCACGGGTTGCTGAGTCCATGCGCAATTCACGAGCTTCGTCTTCACGAAGTTTCGCGATGGTCTGCGCACGCTCATCCAATTCCTTCGAGATTCGCTCGTAGGTTTGGGTTTCTTCTGCTGTGAGGTCACGCTTCTCTGCGGTGGCTGCATCCAAGATTGACTTGGCTTCATTCCATGCACGATTGCGAATCTCAACCTGACGGTCAATATATTCTTTCATGATGTTTTCCTTCTCCCCGTAGGGATGATGTTGATGTTTGGATACGCAGGAGATTTAACTCAAATCTGGTACGGCTC